CTTGGCCCAGTTGACCTTTCTGGTACAACTGTTGCTACTGGCGCAAGCATTGTTGTAGCTTAATTCGTCGTTTACAATTAATTTTGTAAAACAGGAAAAGCAACTTCGGTTGCTTTTTTTGTGGCCGTAAGACAAGGATAAGTAATTGTATGACTGATCCACGTTTAGATTATTTCGCAGGATACACACTGGTAGATATTACAAATACCGGAGTTATTCGCGACCGCGGCACTGATGAATTGAAACGCAACCAACAGCGTAATTGGGAAACAGTTTTGCAATGCATTGGGTTAAGAACACAACCAATGCAGATGGTTCAACAGATTGATAACGTCAATCTTGAAAACATGGAGTTTGGTGAAATGTACACCGGCGTTCAGCGAGTATGGAGTTTTGCATTTACTGTAGAACACAATGACATATTCCGCAAAGGCGATGATCCTGTTGGACTACTAGATGACAGTTTTGATACGGTGCCGGTGATCACCGGGCTTGATGAAACAGCACGGTTCATCCTGCCAATCTTTTACACCAATGGTGCGATTAAAAATATATACTTTAAGATCCTACCTTTTGACTTAAATAAGCTATAAGAGATGCGTAAGGTAATTACATTGGCATTTATTATGGCTCATATTAAGGCTCATCAAAAAACGTCATCGCTACCCATTTAGGAGCGACCACTGTGTCCACGAATATAGAAAAACAGAGCCTTGAAGCCCACGTTGAACTGTGTGCAGAAAGGTACGAAAAATTGGAAAGTAAAATAGACAATGTCGAGAAGAAGGTTGAGAAACTTGAAGAGCACATTATTGCTATTCGAGAGTCTTTGGCTGGATCTGGGGACAAACAAAGTAAACAACTGATTGCTATCGGTACAGCAATCGTAACAGTATTGATCACAGGCATTATTACAATCCTTGTGAGCTATATATCAAGTAAATGAAAATAATCGAATTAGTCAATAATCTAACAATTCCTATCACCAATGAAGAAAGTGATGTGCTTGGTAGATTTTATGACAAAAAACAAATCCTACGCAAGGATCTCAACGAACGCGAAGTAGCAGTTGCAAATTCACTAGTGAATAAAGACGTGCTAATTCGTAAGAATCAAGATGGCCAAATCACGTACTTCAAAAAAACAAAATCCTAAACTACTGAAAAAAGCTACTCAGCTGGCCATGATAAAGGTTGCTGAAGAGTTTGCGGTTGCATACGTAGACCACTGGATGCAACAAGAAATAAAGCGTCTGATAGCAAATAATGTATTGGTAATTTATCCTACATCAAATGGCGACACGTATCAAATTTCTACATCCACTATCTCCAAGCAGGGAGAGTGTTGGACAGTAACCAGCTATTCAAACGATAAAATAAGAACATTTAGTTCCCGTGAAAGTGCTGTATTCTATTGCTTATTTGAATTCAAAAGAATGTACACAAAAGCACAGGAACTTGTAATATACGACGGCTATGTACTAAATTTAGAAACCGACCGAAGATTTTTAAAGCATAAGTACTTGCAGGCCCGAGAAAAAGGTGACGGATTTGCAATGGATCTGTATGAAGCTAGATTAAGTGATATACTACCTAAACTAGATTATGCTAAAGATTACCTGCAGAAATTACTTAACTCGGCTAAATACATTAAACTTTGGGACACTAACAACCATGAGACTATCAGAAATCGGAAGCAAGGCGACAGCCAAGCGTATTAACAAAATTAACGAAAGCCGTTTCGGCTTTAGTATTGACTATAACAAGTTAACTATAGACAAAGCTCGCAGTTTGAGCAAAGCATTAGCAGAAAACCTAACCCAATTGCGTAAAAGCTATGGCGCACACACAGCAGAGAAAAATCCAAAGTATATGGAAATGCTCATGGTGCGTGAAGGCCTAAATCGTTGGGTTGAAGAACATCGTCAAATTAACGAAAGTGAAATGGGCAAATCAGAAGCTATCCTGGCCGCTAAGGACATGGTAGATTCAATCCAGGACATGATCGAAGACGTTAGCAAAATGCAAAACGAACAGATGCCTGCACTAATTGACTCTATCCGTGATCAAATTGGTAGCGAGCAAGCAGATCAATTTAAGAGTCAGGTTGGTAGTGTACTAGGTAACATCCTACAACAACTAACAGGCGCTCGTGAGCAAGCTGACTCAGCCGCACGTGGCTTAGCAGGCGAAGGTTCACCAGACATGGGTATGCCAGGTCTAGGTGCCGCACCAATGCCAAGTGCTCCAGCTAGCCTAGGTGACGAAAGTGATTTAGACGGTGACGACACAGACGGCTTTGGCGCAACTGATGCGGCCGCAGGTGGTGACGAAGATCTAGGTAGAGAAACACGCTAATATGTTAATCAAAGAAGTAGCTGACGCTGACAACAACATAGCCGAAGCTGATCTTATTACCACATTAGAATTCCTGCGTAACAGAGCACATAATAAAAAACTTACTCCAGTAATCGGAACCCAAAGTCTGATTAACATGGTTAAAAACATTGGTGGTAGTGAGTTTTTTAATTACGATAATCTTTCTGCCGCACAGGAACAAAACCCAGCGGTTGGACAACTTATTAAAAGTTTAGATCGCGAAAAAGTTACACTCAATGGCTTCGGCGATGAATCAGACGCCAGTGAAGTCGATCAGCAGGAAGCAAACAAAACAAAAACAGGATCAGTACCTGATCCACAAAAAGTGGTAGGATCCATGGCCAAGAAAGCGTTAAGCAAACGTTCGTAGTAGAAGGAGCTCAAACATGGCATTAATCGACACAGTTATTAATCTAGTAACAAAAACCCCAAAAGACCCAGACGCACCTAAGCCACCAGCTGGTAGCCGCAGTGAACGTGAGGCACGTATTAAAGACAAAGCAGGTATGGTTATTAACGTATTTGCTTTGTTACTAGCACTCAATGCCTGGTACGGTGGTAAACTATCCAGCACAGTATTAAACAATACCATTGCGGCTAACGACACCTATGCTTTTTATCAAGCAAAAAGTTTGAAGCAAGCATTATCGGAACAAAATCTTTACGAAGCACAACATAACGGCGACAAAGCCCGTGCTGAAGAAATGAAGACTAAGATTGAAGACTATGAAAATGGTCCAGAAGGTAAGAAAGCATTACTAGCCAAAGCTAAGAAAATGGAAGCTGACCGTGATGAAGCTAAGAAGTCTAGCCCATGGATTGGTTATGCTAGCACAGCATATCAGTTGAGCATTGTTATTCTATCAGCAAGTATTCTAGCTGTTAGTATGCCCTTGTTCTGGAGCAGTTTCCTAGTAGCCGGTCTTGGCATATTTCTAAGTCTTAACGGACTATTCCTCTGGGTCTAAATCGTTGACTTGGTAGAGCCAAGAATGTTATTATGTAAAATACATTTGAGGCCCTACATTGATAGTTAACCGATACGAATACAAACCCATCTCACGTACCACCATTGAAGGTAAACGACACTACTGTTTACCCAATGGTGTAGCAGTTCCTAGTGTCACAACAATCCTAGATAAAACCAAACCAGCCGAAGCTCGTGAAGCATTGGCCAATTGGAAGAAGGCTGTTGGCGAACAACGTGCTCAACAGATCACAACAGAGGCGGCCAACCGCGGCACACGCATGCATGCCTATCTGGAAACATATATCCAGATGGATGAAATGAAGCCACTGCCTACTAATCCTTTTGCACATCCTAGTTGGTTCATGGCGGCTGAAGTTATTCTCAAAGGCCTGCCCAATGTAGACGAATTCTGGGGCTCAGAAGTTCCTGTTTATTATAGTGGGTTATATGCTGGCACAACAGACTGCGTTGGTGTATGGAAAGGCAAGCCTGCTATCATGGATTTCAAGCAGAGCAACAAGGTTAAAAAGCGCGAATACATCAGCGACTATTTTATTCAATTGGCCGCCTATGCCGCGGCTCATAATGACACACATGGTACTGAGATCAACACCGGGGTAATTTTGATGGCCGTACAGCCTAAATTACTTGAAGATCAGACGTATTCAACGCCAGAATACCTGGAATTTGTTATCGAAGGTGACGAGTTTGCATACTGGACAGATGAATGGATGAAGCGAGTTGAGCTCTATTACCTGATAAGCTAAATACTGGATATAACCGGGAAATATAGCAATGGCAATCGTCCAAATATCGCAAATACAAGTTCGTAGAGGGCTTCAGCAAGATCTACCACAACTAGCTTCGGCCGAATTTGGCTGGAGCCTTGACACACGCCAGCTTTACATTGGTAACGGTACTATTTCTGAAGGTGCACCTGCTGAAGGTGTAACTGAAGTTCTAACACAGTACAGTGACTTGTTAAACATTGGTAACGCATATACATTCAAAGGCGCACAGTCTGGGTACACATCACAAACTGGTCTTTACTCCACAACTCCAGTAACTAGAACGCTACAACAAAAACTTGATGACTATATCAACGTAGCAGACTTTGGTGCATTGGGAGATGGCACAACAGACGACACTGCGGCCATTCAACGTGCTATTGACCAGGTGTTGTTTGGTGGCTTTGCGTTAACACTTACAAAACTACGTCGAGAGATTCACTTCCCAGCTGGCCTTTTTATTATCAGCGGTACAATTAGTCTTCCTAGTTATGTTACTCTAGTTGGTGCTGGTGCCCAACGTACAATTATTCAACAGAACTCCAGCGCACCGGTATTCCAACTCAAAGACGGTTCGGGACAAACAGGTGCTAGCTATGCTACCAACGGCGCGGCCACTGCGTCATTTGTTGCTGTGCGTTATATGACACTCAGCAGTTCGACTACAAAAAATATCTTAAACCTAGACTCATGCAGTGACATTGACTTCCTAAGAGTTCGCTTTGTTGGAAGCCAAACAAACTCAACCAGCACTGGTATCACTGGACAAAACGCTGTGTATGCTGTACCTACTAACTATGCTCTTGGTAACGTTAACAACGTTCAGTTCATTGACTGTTCGTTCCTCAACTGCACACAAGGTATGATCCTTAACGCAAACAATGTAAAAGTCATTGGATGCGATTTTACAAACATGAGTAGAGGTATCACCATTGATGCAACTGTTTCTTCTGCAACAACCGCTGACATAAAGATCTCCAGCTCAAGTTTTAACACCATTGGCAATCAAGCAATTTATATAAATGCCAGTTCGGCCACCACACCACTGTTTGTAAACAGCATTGGTAACTACTATGGCGAGTGTGGAACACACTATGTTGGCTCAGGAAGTCCACTAACTAATGTGATCTATTTCAACGCTAGCGACTGCTATAGCATCGGTGATTCATTCGCAAGATCAGATGCAGACAACAGTGTTTACTACAGAGTACAACATGTTCTTGGTTCATTGAACTATAGTATTACTGCTAACAGCGGAATACAAAATGGTATGATCCGCACAGGTGCCGGCAAGACTGTAACACTGGCCGCTAGTCAAACAAACGCAAATACTGGTATTGTTTTAAACGGATCATTACACAACTCATTTACTATTCGATATCTATTGCAACGCCCAACTATTCCAGCTTGGCGCAACGGAGTTCTTAGTGTGATAGTTGACACCGTATCAAACGTGGAATACATCGACGAGTATGTTGAGTATCCTAATCAAACAAGTGCAAATTACTTTACGTATCCCGGTACTACCGGAGTGACATTCACTGTGGTTAGTCTTGGATTAGGAAAGTACGTACTTAACTACACCAGCGACACAAATGGAACTGGTACATTAACCTATAACATCAACGACGTTCAGTATATCTAATGTGGAAATCTCAACCCAGTGATCGATTAGATCACTGGAAGCAGTTTAGACAGAAACTTGCTTCCTTACCTTTTGACGAGGCACTAGTGGAGTGTTCAGCTTTTTGGCAAGAAGCTCCATTTACTCCCTTCTATCTTGATTATTTAAATACCGATTTATGGCCATCTCCGTGGGAGTTGGTGTATGAAAATTACTATTGTGATCTTGCAATAGCACTTGGCATAGTGTATACTCTACATCTAAGTGGTCATACCTCGATAACTGATATCAGCTTGCGAGTGTATCACGATCCAGAAACCAAACACCAGTATAATTTAGCTTGGATCAACCAAGGGAAATATGTTCTTAATTTCAATCAGTCAGAGGTTGTAAATAGAATACAAGTTCCGGACAAGTTGAAACTTTTGGCAGAGTTTACGCACCAGGATTTGAAATTAGATAATTATTAATTTAGAAGACGAGACCAATCAATGACAAGTATACAAGTTACAAAGCGCAACGGAAACAAAGAAGAACTAGATCTCGAGAAGTTACACAAAGTAGTTTTTTGGGCAACAGAAGGAATCACAGGCGTTAGCGCCAGTGAAGTAGAAATCAAAAGTCACATTCAATTCTACAACGGAATTAAAACAGCAGATATTCAAGAAACTCTAATCAAGAGTGCGGCTGATCTAATCAGCGAAGAAACACCAAATTACCAATATGTAGCCGGCAGGCTGATAAATTACCACTTGCGTAAACAAGTTTACAATAACTATGAACCGTGGCCCCTGCTAACCTTGGTTAAGCGTAATGTAGACAATGGATTCTACGACACAGGATTACTTGACGCATACAGCGAGGACGAATGGGCAAAACTTAACACATTCATTCATCATGAACGCGATGAGCATTTGACTTATGTGGCTATGGAACAAATGCGTGGCAAGTACCTTGTACAAAATCGTGTAACAGGTGAGATTCTAGAAACACCGCAGATGAGTTATATTCTTATTGCGGCAACACTATTCCAAAAGTATCCAAAAGAAACCCGCTTGCAATGGATTAAAGATTATTATGATGCTATTAGCAATCATGACATTAGTCTCCCCACTCCTATCATGGCTGGTCTTCGCACACCCCAAAAGCAGTTCTCTTCATGTGTACTCATTGAAACTGATGACAGTTTAGACAGTATCAATGCTACTGCAAGTTCAATCGTTAAATACGTAAGTCAAAAGGCAGGCATTGGAATTGGCGCAGGACGTATTCGTGCATTAGGTAGTCCTATTCGCAAGGGCGATGCATACCATACAGGTGTAGTTCCATTCTACAAGCATTTCCAAACAGCAACACGTTCGTGTTCACAAGGTGGAGTTCGTAACGGGGCCGCCACCTTATATTATCCTATCTGGCACTTAGAAGTCGAAGACCTACTGGTGTTAAAGAACAACAAAGGCACAGAAGACAATCGTGTGCGCCACATGGACTATGGCGTACAGTTTAACAAACTAATGTATGAACGACTACTAACAGGTGGCGACATTACCTTGTTTTCACCACATGATGTTCCTGAGATGTATGATGCATTCTTCTCGGACCAAGACAAGTTTAAAGAGTTATACGAAAAAGCCGAGCGCAATACCAAGTTGCGTAAGAAAACACTTAAAGCAGTTCAACTATTCTCTGGGTTCATGCAAGAACGCAAAGACACAGGTCGTATCTACCTGATGAATGTTGACCACGCTAACACACACTCACCGTTTAAAGAAAAAGTTGCTCCAATTAAAATGAGCAACCTATGTACCGAGATTGATCTGCCAACAGTACCGCTGAAGGATGTCAATGACGAGGATGGTAGGATCGCATTATGTACGTTAAGTGCGGCCAATTGGGGCAATGTAAAAAGCCCACATGACTTCGAACGCATTTGTAAGTTGGCAGTTCGCGGCCTGGATGCTCTATTATCGTACCAAGATTATCCAGTTAAAGCCGCACGTTTGGCCACAGAAGAGTTCCGCCCACTAGGTGTAGGCATTATCAACCTAGCATACTTCTTGGCCAAGAATGACGTTAGCTATAGTGATCCACGTGCCTTGCCACTAGTTGACGAGTATGCAGAAGCTTGGAGTTATTACTTGATCAAGGCCAGCGCAGATTTAGCCAAGGAGCAAGGTCCTTGCAAGCGTTGGCAAGATCTCAAGTATGCAGATGGCCTGTTGCCGATTGACACACGTAAGAAAGATGTAGACGAACTAGTACCACACGAAGAGCGTATGGATTGGCGTGCCTTGCGTGAACAGATTCTAAGCACAGGTATTCGCAACGCAACACTAATGGCACTTATGCCTGCAGAAACTAGTGCGCAGATTGCCAACGCCACAAACGGTATTGAACCACCGCGTGCCTTTGTGTCAGTTAAACAAAGTAAACATGGCGTACTCAGACAAGTTGTTCCAGAGTATCGTCGACTAAAAAACAAATATGAATTGCTTTGGGATCAAAAGAGCCCATTGGGTTACTTAAACATCTGTGCTGTATTACAGAAATATATCGACCAAGGCATTTCAGTTAACACAAGTTATAACCCACAGTTCTATGAAGATGAAAAGATTCCAATGAGCGAGATGTTGCAACACATCATTCAGTTTTACAAGTATGGTGGAAAACAGTTATACTACTTTAATACCTTTGACGGTCAAGGGGAAGTGGATATTGACAAACTAAATGTAAAAGAACCTGCTCTGTTAGATCCGATAGATCAAGAAGACTGCGAAAGCTGTGTAATTTAATTCTAGGAAATAATAATAATGAGCGTTTTTAATACAAACAAGAAAAATCATCTGACCAGTTTAGCATTCTTAGACACCAATGGCGGTTGCGGAATTCAACGATATGACACGTTAAAATACAGACAGTTTGATAAACTGACTGACAAGCAATTAGGCTTTTTCTGGAGACCAGAAGAAGTTGATGTGCTACGTGATGCAAAAGACTTTAAGGAACTAACACCAAATGAACAGCACATCTTCACCAGCAATCTTAAAAGACAGATCCTACTTGACTCCGTACAAGGCCGTTCTCCTAATTTGGCTTTCCTTCCTATTGTATCACTTCCTGAATTGGAAACTTGGATCCAAACTTGGTCCTTTAATGAAACTATTCATTCAAGGAGCTACACTCATATCATTCGTAACGTTTACAGTGATCCTAGTCGGATATTTGATGAGCTCGTGGAAATCCCAGAAATTCTAGATTGCGCAGTAGACATCAGCAAGTACTATGACAATGTGATTGAAGGTGCAGGTTGGTATAACCTATTAGGCTACGGCACTCACTCTGTTAATGGTAAAGAAATTGTTATTGACAGCTACGACCTTAAGAAGAAGTTATGGCTTGCGATTAATAGTGTTAATGCACTAGAAGGCATTCGCTTTTACGTATCTTTTGCCTGTTCGTGGGCATTTGCTGAACTCAAGAAGATGGAAGGCAATGCCAAGATCATTAAACTGATTGCTCGTGACGAAAACCTACATCTAGCCAGTACACAGACTCTTATCAAACTGTTGCCGCAGGACGATCCAGACTTTGCACGTATCAAGGCCGAAACGCACGACGAGTGCGAACAGATGTTCTTGGCGGCTATGAATCAAGAAAAGCAGTGGGCAGAATATTTGTTTAAAGATGGATCAATGATTGGTCTTAACAAACAACTATTGTGGGACTACGTTGAATGGCTTACTTGCAAACGTATGACTGCTGTAGGTCTCAAGTGCGGTATCAAGACAGGATCTAATCCACTGCCGTGGACAGCTAAATGGATTGCAGGTGGAGAAGTTCAAGTTGCACCCCAAGAAACCGAGATAAGTAGTTATGTAGTTGGCGGAACTAAACAAGACGTCGACAATAATACTTTCAAGGGATTTAGTTTATAAATGATTACAGTATATTCAAAGAATAATTGCGCATTCTGCACACAAGCAAAGAACTTATTAAAGTCAAAAGGCATCGAATACACAGAAGTTAAAATCGATGAAGATGCGGAAGCAAAAGACTTTGTGCTTGCACAAGGTCATCGCACGGTTCCACAAATTTATAAAGATGGTACTCTACTCGTTGAAGGCGGATACCAAGGCCTAGCCAAACAATCAACTGAGTTTTTCGAAACTCTCAAAGGATAATAAATGTTAATTTCAAAAGGACTCGCAGTAGGCGAGGTTGTAACTATCAAAACAACCAGTGGTGAAGAACTAGTAGCCAAACTTGTCGAAGATGGTGTAATGGGTGTTACAGTAAGCAAGCCACTGGTTCTTACTGCGGCACAAAAAGGTATTGCACTTGTTCCATATTTGTTTACAACAGATCCAGATGCAAATATTACCATTCTTAAGAATTCAATTATTGTATTTGCACCAACGCACAAGGATGCGGCAGATACATATATTCAGAACACAACAGGGATTAAACTAGTATAATGCCAGGTGTAGCTCGTCAAGGACAAGATTCAGCAGGTAGTACCATTACCGGTGGGTCAAGTGATGTTATTGCAAACGGTGCTGGCGTGGCACGAGTTGGCGATTCTGTGGCCGGACACGGCGATGGCCCACATGCTGGTCCTGTTATGGTGTCTGGCAGTGGCACTGTTTTTGCAAACGGTATTCCAGTATGTCGTGCAGGCGACTCAGCTTCATGTGGACACCCCGCTAGTGGTAGTGGCGATGTAATAGCGGGGTAGTTATGTCTTACTCAGCTTCGCAACTTATTGTAATCAGTGGTATCGCACAAAGCAAAGGTCTTGCAATATCTGCGAACCTGACCACGGCAATAAACACAATACAATCAACATCAATTGTTTGTGGGCAGTTGAGAGCAGTTGCAATACATCCAAAGGCATCTCCTGCTATAGTCAATACACTTAGAACACAAGTTCCAGGTCTTAGTTTACTAGCACCTGCAGGAACTTCCTTACCAAATGGAGTAACAGCAGACATCACAGGCAGTGTGATCAACAGAGCCAATGTTCTTTTCTCTAGAGGTGTTATTGGGTTTTTAGGACTGTTTAACATTGCTGTTAACAGTTGCCAAACATCTAGAGATGTGTTGGGCTCATTATATTCATTTCAAACAAATGGCTTTGCCAGCATCTCCCCAAGCACAAATAGTCATACAGACTTAATCACAGGCGGTATTACCAGTCGCTTTGGGCCACTTGCGGTTGGGTCAGATGATTATATAAAAGCATCTACTTTGTATACTGGTGGGCCTGCAATTACACGCAGTCCAAAAGACATACAAGCAAGTATTGCGGCAGTTGCTAATGCAATCGTTAATCTTGGGTCACTACATGATTTTAGAAATTTACAAACATTTGGCACTCCAGCTGGGCTGGTGGCTAATCTAATACAGCAAGGACTTTTAAGCAACGCAGTACTTGCATCGTTGACCAATCAAGGAGTTAATCTCAATTCCTTAACCACAGCTAATCCTAACATTCTTCTTGGTGTGTTAAAAACGATTCAAGGAACAGATCTACAAAAGATTATAACTGCAACAGGACTGGTAATACCCACTTCGCAGAATGTTACAAATGCAAGTCAGTTGTTACAAGCAAGCAGTGTGATGGATTCTAATGCTGTTTCGGCAATACCTGGTGCGTCACTGGTTGGGTTAGCTCAACAATTAATTGGATTGAATCTGGTGTTTAATAATACCAAGGAATTAGCAACAGCTCTCAAGAATGTTACCGTTCCAGACATCCCGGCATTAACAGCATTAACGCAACCAATTCCAAATACTGACATTGCCATTATTCAAGCATCAGTGCCAGTGGGCAGTGGGCAGTTTGGATCAGCACTGGTACAAGAACTAATTGGAACACCTGGCGGATTTGTTCACACAGATGCCGCAACACAGATTGCATTTACTGTGAACTCTATATCAAGTCAAACAGAAGTACAAGCGGTGTCGTCTGCGGCAGTATCTTTATTGGCAGTATATGCCGCCGGCGGTAATGCAACATCAGCTGAAGCCACACTATCCTCGGCGGTAACAGTATTGTCATCTGATTCGGTGTATTCAGTTGCGTTAACAACATTAGAAACACAGGTTCTAAATATGCTGAGTCAGTTGCAGTTGGAAATTACAAATTGCACACAAGCAGGACTTGATATCTATGCAAGTACACCCGGCGTCACAAATTCAGTATTAGGATCTTCAGTTATACCTAACCTAAGTCCTGATCCTAACCAGATTGGTATTATACCATATCTCCTAAGTCTCACTACCAGTGACATTTATGGACAATCTTTCTATTCAATTCTAATTCAAGGCTTGAATGGAAATGCTCTAAAACCAGTATCAAGTAACACAATTGGCGTGCCAAATGTAAACGAAACAGCACAAAAATTAAATGCAAGTACTGGTGCAGGACTCACGGCACCACAGCGTGACAACGTGATCGATTATGCTCGAAATCATAATTTGGATCTTGCTGTCGCTTTGGAGAATGCCGCATTATTTGGGTACAATAACAATTTCTATGTAAGTCAGGGGTATGCGTCTTTGTAAACGGCGCAGATTTCCGTAGAAAAAACCCAACATAACCCTGTAAACGGCTCATATTATGAGCATGGGCCGTATTTAAGTTGACTTAGTCTGACTTATAGTGTATTATAAGTATGATTCTGCGTTCTTAAATATCTAACCATCTAAAACTAAGGAGAAACAATTATGATGACTCTGACCAATAGATTCTGGCAAAATCTTTTAACGATAGGATTAAGTTCTATCATCGGACTTATGGCATTCGTGTTCTGCGCAACAACGGTTGTCGAAGTAACCAAAACCAAAATGGCTCACCTACGTGAAGCACAAGCACAACAAAATGCTGACTTCATTACAGTGGCCACTCGCGAGAAACAATTACAATGTTTGGCTCGCAACATCTACCACGAAGCAGGTTATGAAAGTTTCGAAGGTAAAGTGGCTGTAGCACAAGTTACTCTTAACCGTGCGGCATCGGGACAATTTCCAAGTGACATCTGTGGAGTTGTTCAACAGAAGAGTGTGATATACGACAAAGTGATTTGTCAGTTTTCATGGTACTGTGAAACACCAAGTGCAATGAAACCAATCAACCCAATGGCATTTAATGAAAGCATGGCAGTTGCAAAGAAAGTACTGCTAGAAGGATTTAAACTTGACGGATTGAAGGAAGCAATGTATTATCACAATGATCAAGTTCATCCGCAATGGGGTAAGCAAAAGATTACTCAAATTGGACATCACATTTTTTACTCAGCAAGGAAAATTTAATGAAATTTCAAATATCATTTGATGCAATTCGATTAGGCATAGTAAAATTCTTTAGAGATCACTTTGCTCGTGTTAGTGCAGAAACACTAGGCTGGATGGCTGTGTGTTTTATTCACTTTAGTATTATTCCAACACTGTTGGCCGCCATGAGCGGCCTGACAGACAAGATGCCACCAGTGGACATGGTATTGTTCTGCTGGGCGGCACTTGGCCTGTTGTTTGTTAAAGCAGTAATGCTCAAAGACAATCTTAACATTCTCACCATAGGAATTGGATTTATTGTACAATGCGTATTGATGGGCCTCATGCTATTCAAATAAATACTTGTAACAACACAGCGGAGGCAGTATGAAAGATCCTCAGGTAGAGACTGAAAGCCAAGAAGACGGCGAATTTCTAGACATTGACAGTACGGAAGATTATGGGTTTGTGTTTAGTGCAGATGGCGAACTTAAACACATGTTTACGCCAGACGAGTTTGCGTTAAACCCACCACCCATAGTAAAGAAGATATTAAAACTGCTAGGAATCAAAGATCTTAACATGCTAGCTACAAACGGTGACAGCGATACACTACACTAACAAAAGCCCCGAAAGGGGCTTTTTGTTTTCCGGCGTGTTTTTCTTGTGTTAAATACATAATACACGAGAATCCTAAATGACCTTTGACGCAAATGCATACCCCAATCAAGGCGGGCTAATACTAAACCAACTGTTGGGTGTAACAGCCAACATTGATTCAACATCAACAACTACCGGAGCAGTACAAGTTATCGGTGGTGTTGGTGTGACTGGCAACGTGTACAGTGCAAATGTAATAACTGGCAATTTGTCTATTTCTGGATCACAAACAGTTTCGGGAAATCTAACAGTTTCGGGTAACCTGTTTATCACAGGAAACACCTATGAATACATATCTGAGATAGTCACATCAAATGTGATAACTGGCAACGTTTTAAGTAGCAACGTTTACTCCAACTTTTATCTCTATGCCAATGGGGTTAATATTTTAACAGCAGTGTCGGCCAATGCTTCTTATGCGTTTTCAAACATCTCAACAATTAACTCAAACCTAGGCGCATTCCAAACCTACGCAAATAACACAATACAAAGCATTCAGGCAAACTTGGGTGCGTTCCAAACATATTCAAACACATCCTCGCAGACTACAAATGCCAACCTAGGCGCATTTCAGACCTATACCAATACTTCCATTAGTAGTATTACTACAGGTGCAAACGCTAACGTTCAAGCATACATTGGTGCTAACCTGGGTGCGTTCCAAACCTATGCTAATAATACGCTATCAAGTTTGAATGCCAGTGCGTATGCCAACGTTAACGTTCAAGCATACCTTGGTGGTAACTTGGGTGCGTTCCAAACCTATACCAATGCTTCTATCAGTAGTATTACTACCAGCGCCAATGCAAACACAGAAGCGTATATCGGTGGTAACTTGGGTGCATTCCAAACCTATGCAAACACCACGATCCAAAGCATTCAAGCAAACCTAGGCTCTACTGGTATCTGGGCAAACGCAAACGTACGGTCTATAAATGCCAACCTGGGTGCGTTCCAAACATATACAAACACTTCTATCAGCAGTATTACTACAAACGCCAATGCCAATACACAGGCCTATATTGGTGCCAACCTGGGTGCGTTCCAAACATATACAAATACTTCGATCAGTAGTATTACTACAAACGCCAACGCTAACGTTGCCGCATATCTTCCTACCTACACCGGGCAAATCGGACAAGCTGGTGTTGGACTTGCAAACGTTCATGTGGCCAACTATATACGTTTTGTGGGACTAAGCTCTGTGGGTATTAACGCACTTTCTGCATTCAACGGAATGATAGCACTTAACACCACAACGGGCAACGTTCAAATATATAGTTTAGCACTAGGACGCTGGGTCAACATTATTATTGGATAATATGAAACAGTATTGGATTTTCAAAAAAGCCTTGAGTGCAGAAATTTGTGAACATATCGTAAGAGATATGAGCACCATGAAACAAAAGCCAGCTGAGCTTGGATCAGCAAGTTACACCGCAGTGTCTCCAAACGTTCGCATGTGTACAGTAGCCTGGGCCCCTTTTAACTACTGGGCCGAAGGTATTTTACTTAACCACGCACTTTATGCAAACAAAATGGCAAAGTGGAATTTTGTAATGGACAATCCAAGAATGGAGCAACTGCAACTCACAGAGTACAACACAAACGATCATTTTACATGGCACGTGGATTGGCATCCGTTTGAAGCTGAAGCAACTGTGCGTAAACTAAGCATCAGTTGTTTGCTCAATGACCCTAGCGAATTCAAAGGCGGTCAATTTGAATTTCAGTCACTGGGTAAAAACACAACAGTAGAACTTGAACAAGGCGATATACTGGTTTTCCCGTCTTTTGTGGAGCACAGGGTAACTCCTGTAACAGAAGGTGTGCGCCAAACAGCAGTTGGTTGGGCCAGGGCAAAACGAACACTTTGAAACTAAATATAACATTAGATAGGATTTTATCATGAGAGCTAGCGAAATACTACGTGGTTTAGCAGACATTATTGCTAAAGCAGAAACATCAGGACACAGTGAAGAAAGTCCTAATCAAGCGGTACTAACCCCAGTTTCAGTGGATCATGAGGATCACACAGATGCAACAACAATGATTCCACCATTGCAACAAAAGCAAGAAATGTTGAAGAAAATGGCTGGCGCCGAAAACGTGTACGATCACGAAGGCCCTTGCGAAGCATGTGGACAAGTGCCATGTGGTTGCGAGCATGACGAACTAGATGCTATCAAAAAGAACGCAGGAATTCAACCAGCCGCAGTATTAATTGCTAGCGTAACTGAACCATTTGAGGGTTAAGAGTCCGTGGCAATCCAAAAATTATTTACAGGTAGAGCAAACAATACCACGGGTGCTACCTTTGTTGGTGAACGCGGTCATATCTTCTATGACGAAGGTGTAGGACAGTTACGACTAAGCGGTGGCGTTGGTATATACCTGTTTTGACAACGCACAGGCCAACTGCTACGTTCGAGCAAGTTACGCCTAACCTAAATCTCATGGCTAAATATAGCTATGAAACATTTTTATGAAAACATCGAAGGATGGAGTCATTACCTAGCTCCGTTTTATCATTATATTGTGCCTCAGCTTCCAAACAACTGTAAGGTTGTTGAACTAGGATGCTGGATGGGTAAAAGCCTTTCTTGTCTAGCAGTAGAACTAATCAACTCTGGCAAGACATTTGAACTAAGTGCAGTAGATCACTGGCGCGGTAACGAAAATGAAGGCTGGTACTATCAAAGCGACCAAGTAAAAACACTCATTGATACCAGACGTATTGTTGATCTTTTCAAGGAAAATATCTCTCCTGTGATAGATCGAGTAAACATTATCGAAATGGCATCAGTTGACGGTGCAAAACAATTCGAAGACTCAAGTTTGGATCTAGTTGTTGTCGACGATGATCACAGCTATGATGGTGTCAAACGCAGTATCAGAGCATGGTTGCCTAAAGTTAAGCCAGGAGGCTTTTTAGCTGGTGATGACCATGATGCTAATTTTGCACCACTGGTACAGGCTATCACAGAAATATTTCCAGAATACAAAATTGTTGGCCCAGACCATAATATTTACTATGGCGACAGACAAGCAGGTGCTTGGTTATGGCAGAAGCCACTTGAAGGTTGGGTCATGCCCGAAATTCGACTACTCAATGAAGACGAGTTTATTCCAGAACCACCAGCAGTTCCAGAGTTTATCCTAGCAACAGTTCCTACTGATCCAGAGCCCGAACCAGAAGTTGAGCCCGAACCAGAGGCAGATCCGGAACCGGCGAAAATAAGTTTGCAAAATCCAAGAGTACGTAATATAATACAAGGTAGTTTACCTGAATAAAAGGATATTATGATATTTGGATTTTTAATGCTGATCATTGCAATTTCTATATCTGCTATTGCGGCTTGGTATAGCATTGCTGGTTTAGTCGCTATTTTTGCGGCCGCGGCAATACCAGTTATGATCATGGGCGGTGCGCTAGAAGCAGGCAAGATCATAGCAACAGTTTGGTTGCACAACAACTGGGACCGAGTAGGTTGGAAATTCAAAGCATATCTAATTCCTGCTATTGTATTTCTCATGCTACTCACCAGCATGGGTATCTTTGGATTTCTTTCTAAAGCACACAGTGACCAAAGTTTGGTATCTGGCGATGTTCAAAGTAAAATTGCCATCTACGATCAAAAGATTCAAACAGCAAAGGAAAATATCGATGCTAATCGCAAAGCACTCAAACAAATGGATGAGGCTGTGGACCAGGTTATGGGTCGAAGTGCAGACGAAAAAGGTGCGGACAAGGCAGTTGCGATCCGTAGAGGGCAGGCCAAAGAACGCACTCGATTACTTTCTGAGATTACCGCCGAACAGAAAACAATTACCCAGCTTAGTGAGGAACGGGCACCCATTGCCGCAGAAGTGCGTAAGGTGGAAGCAGAAGTTGGTCCAATAAAATATATCGCGGCCCTTATATACGGTGACAACCCAGACGGCAATCTATTAGAACGTGCTGTACGCTGGGTTATTATACTAATTGTTTTAGTATTCGATCCTCTGGCACTCACACTTATTCTTGCTGGCAATAAACA